ATGTCACTCAAAGAAGCCAGATCTAAAGTTTTGTGCTGGTCAAAAGTTCTAAGCGAGGGGCAAAACCCAAAACTGGTCCAGTCCTTGGAAATTGAAACTATCAATCAGAATAGCTCATTTGAAGACTTATATCGACAGTGGCATGAGATGCATTTTAAAGGGAAGGTAAGTTCAATGAACGTATTGAGAACTTTTGAAATACACGTATTCCCTAAGTTAGGTAAGTATTCACCAGAACAGTTAACTACAAAAATATGGGTTTCTTATTTAGATGGGATGTCTAAAAAGTACTCAGAAATCACAAAGCGCATTTTAAATTACTCCGCTGAATGTTATGAGTGGGCTAGAAAGCGGAACATGATAGCTCTAAACCCGCTATTAAATCTTAGCCCTAAAGATTTCGGTGTTAAAAAGGGGCAAGGTTCACGCACGTTAGACGACTCAGAGATTTACTACATTTTAAAAGCTAGCAAAGAATCAAGAATGGAAGAGAAAAACGCTTTGTTTGTGTTTTTATGCCTTTACTATGGTTGTCGTGTTGGTGAGCTTCGATTAGCCAAAAAAAGCGATTTTGACTTCAATAAAATGATATGGGTAGTTCCTGCAGAGAACCATAAGACAGGAGGCTCAACAGGAATGCCATTAATAAGACCAATAATAGAAGACTCCGTTCCTACTATACAAAGGCTTATCGAGTTAGCTGATAGTGAAGTAATTTTTAACTCAGGAACGGGTGTTATATCTTTTAACTTCCACCTATCATTTCCTAAAAATCTTATTCGATACTGCAAAAGAAGTTATGACGTAATAATCCCTCATTTTTCTATGCATGACCTAAGACGTACCGCTAGAACGAATTTCTCAGAATTAACCGCGCCCCATGTTGCAGAAACAATGCTAGGTCATAAATTACCCGGGGTATGGGGTGTTTATGATAAATACAGCTATATGAATGAAATGAGAGAGGCTTATAAAAAGTGGTGGGATAAATTGGAGTTAATAACGAAATTTGCCCCAAGGTAGGGGCGTTATTTTCATTTTCGACTCGCTTTACTTAGTTCCGAATCTTTCGTTTGCCATTCCAATACTTTATACTTGAACCATCGGTTTTTTGAGCCCTTGGAGCTACAGTCAGGGGCTGGGAATGGTAGTGCAGCTCTATTTCTTAGGCGGTTTAATGTTCTAGATGAAATGCGAAGATGATTGCATACATCTTTTGTTGTCATATAGGCATTATCACAAATCACTCCGCACCTCCTTTTCTATACCCGTTCATTAATATTTCTGCAGCAACTTCAGCTGAGTCACCTTCCCACATTGCATCATCAATAATGGCGTTTAAATTTCCCTTACTGAGACTTTCAACTGTTTTTGGCCATACATTTTGCGGGACGTCATAATAAAGGCATTCAGCTATCTGGCTGGTGGTCATTTGAATGATTTCCTCTGTAGTAAAATCCATTTTCTGATAGCCAGCATTCCAAACAGCCTCAGTTACATCACTCGGATCCCCACCTGCATTTTTAATGATACTGACGAGGTTAAAATCAAGCGTTGTCATAGCATCACCTTCTTACCTTGAATTTTTCCGCAATGAACACATTGAAGGTGATAGAGCGTTCCTTCACTGAATTCACCATCACCATAGTTTTCTTTAAAAGGATTTTTGCTAATAGCTACCCACTGATGCATACCAAAGAAACACTTCCAGTTTCGGGTATCTTTAATTTCACTCATATCAGGCCTCTTCAATTAGAAGGCTTGCTATGAAGCCAGTCCAAAGACCCAGCGCATAAACCGCTGGCTTAGGCATACCAGTTGCCATGCCGATGACGACAGTGCATACAAAAGCGATTAAGTAGATGAAGAAAAGCCCAAATTTACTCATCATTACCGCCCCCCATTAACCTCTCAAGCCTCACGACTAACTCATACATTTCACTTTTGTATTGACGCACTTTTGTTAATTCGCTCATGCGGCTGTTTATCTGAATCAGCTCATCATCAATTTTCACCAGTTCGGCACGTAATTGCTTGCTGTTTGGTACGTTCAGGGTTCCGTTTGAAACGGAGGCGTGCTGTTCTGGTGTAAGGTGATTTTTCTCACCTTTAAATTCTGGCTTTGTGACAGAATTAAGTGATATCAATTGGTTGTCGGAGGTATTTTCTAAAAGAGGCGATTTCTCCTCTTTGGCTTCAACCCACTGGTAAACTCTTAAGCCGTTTTTTACCTGACTAACCACATTTCCATTTTTGATATCAGTTTTTAAACGCCCACCAATGTTATTTGCCGAATCTCCAGTTGCTTTGGCTAATTCAGCAGCCGTCATAGCCTGCGAGCTTTGCTGTAAAACCCCTCTTAAGATTTCAATCTTAGGACGCTCATCGCTAGCCTGACATGAAAACTTTGAAGCAATAGGGCTCTTATTTGTTTTTGGTTCTGGCTGGTTAGTAAGTTGATACATACCATTAACCAGTTTTACCGTACCTTTTCGCATTTGATTGGTAATCATTGCATTAACAACTTGGGCGCTTTGATCCATGTGCAGGGCTAATGTGTCAATATCGCATGGACCGACTTCTTCAAGAGCATCGATAATTAATGGGTTATTACTCATCACTCACCTTTCTTACTCGTTTCTGTTTTCTCTTTTTTGTATTTGGGATCAACCTAGGTTCACAAACTTGTGGTGCTGGTGGCAAAGGAGGGCATACACCCATCCTGATATAACAACGCTGCCTGATACTGTGAATAATTCGAGCAGTCCAATCACAACCATCATCCACATAGTGAGTGACTCGAACTATCACATCATCGTAATCAACCATTTCATGTTCAGTGGTATCTTGTTCAATCACTTGCTTTCCTCCGAACAAATGATTTTGTACACCCTTAAAACGTGGCTTGCTTTGCCGTAAATCGTCGTCACTCGAAAAAAGAAACCTGTTGATGATTCTTGAACTGGTGTCCATAGTTTTACTGTGTCGACAATGCGATTCAGTTTTCGGCGCTCGGTAATGAAAGACAGAATCACTACTTTGGCTGTGTTGCCTGTTTTGCTGGTGACATATTCAATTTTCATTTTTCACCATCCTTAGTGCATCGTTGGCATTGCAGGGAAAATCCCCTCTGATTGCAGTGCACGGATATAATCATCGTGAAGAATGCAAAGACCTTCACGTCCTTTGGCTGATAGGCGAGGTCCGTGCTCTAGTGAGATATCAAGAAAATCGACATACACTCGAACAGTAAAATCAGCCCATAGTGCTTTCCCGAACGTTTCAACCATGATCCGTTCTAGGTTTTCACTTAGTGCAAGGCGCAAAGGAGCAGGGTAAATACTCAGTGACGATTTGCCATTGCTATAGATGGTTGCCAAATCAAAGCCACCGTTACCATTTGGCACCTTAATAGTGCCGTTTTTTTCCTGTTGTTCTCGGATAAAGCAAGCCACTACTACCCAGCGCCAAACTGAAACTCTTTGTTCTGGTGTCAGTGTGTCTGGTTCATCGGCTAATTTACCCATCACGGCAGCCGCCAAATGCAAGCCTTTCAGGAGTTCTTCGTCGTATTGACCACATTCAAGCGCATTAACTGCATCAGAATAGGTAATCAAAGTGCCATCGTCGGCAATAACACCATTACCTGTGTCAGTAAAATAAGCCATTATTTAACCTCCGTTGTTGGCAATACTTCACGTTGATTCCAGATGCGAACGGCAGTATCTAGATAATCTTCGGGTTGCGTGGCACCACAGCAATCGCAATGGATCACAAACATATCTTCGCCGTCCCAATTGGAATAATTCAGTTCAATCTCGTCATTGCCGCAGAATGGGCAGGGAAGTAGCTTAATTTGGTCTCTTGGTGGGCATAAGTTAATTTCTGCTAAAGAGCTCATACCAAAACCAACTGGAACTACTGAATAAAGGGTGTGGTTAGTTGATTTGATATCACTATCACTAAGAATTTCTTTTGATTTTTCGATAGCGTCAGCAACGCCTAACGCTTCAATTTCCATCGATAATGTGTGACGGTGTCCGCAAGGGTAATCACCTAAATAAGTCACTTGATAGCTTGTCATTTCCATTTTTATCCCCTTACTTTGAACCGAATAATTTTTTTAGATCGACGCCGTGCACTTCTAACCAAGCCTCTGCTGGCCATGATTTAACACTACCGAACCGAGGGTCGGGCACGGTTTCAACCTCAAGTGCTCGCTCTTTACACCACTTACGCATTGGATAAGGGTTGTGCTTGATGCCTGTTACATTCTGTACTGCGGTAATAGTTGCGTGCTTTACACTCTCACCTAGGCGCTCAGACAATTGGCGATTTTGGCGAGTGACAGCGCTTAATTTACCGAGTGCAGAGGCCTCACGGCTGCGGCTGATTTGTGATTTAGTACGCTTTGCTTCTTTCAGCTTGATAGTGAGCAGGTCGCTTTCTTTTTTAGCTTCCGCCCATGCTAAGGCTGATGAAACAGGGTCTAAGAAATTAGGTAGCCCCATTGCTGTAGGGTCGGCTTGGACAACTTGAATTGGGCGAAAATAAGCATCTTCCATTTTTTCAAAGAAAGACCAGGCTTCGTCGCTATCGACAATTTTCGACATGCGGGCTGCGCCTTTTTCGGTCCATAGTGTCAAAGAAGTCGTATGTTTATTAACCGAGTAAATATCCTTTACTTGGTTACGAAATAAACGTAATGCATCACTTTTTAGCGTGATGATATGAACCCCTTCAACAAAACGATCTCGGTTATTGGAAAGATTCATGCGGATATTGGCTTCATCAACGCCATAACCAGCCGCTAATGTTTCCGTGGTGACAACTCGGACGCCTCTCCATTCAATAACAGGCAATGAGTTGGCATCAATGGTGATTAATTCGCTCATAATTAAACTTCCTTAATATCAATTTTTAGCTTTTTGGCTAATCGGCGTTGCTGTCTATTTAATGGCATTCGTATGTCATCGCCGTTTCTTTCAAATTGAGATAGGTGTTTGCAAACATTGGCATAATCTTTAACTTCATTTCTTTCTAAACTAAGCCCTTGGGCAATGGTCATGCCTGCAATTCCTTGTTGTGTTCTACTACGTTTTCTTTTACTCACAGCTCACCTCCGAAGTTTTATTAATATTCTCTTCCAGCAATTCAGCTTCTTTTTTTTAATTGAATGGTTTCTCTGGCTTTTCGTCTTCGCTCTTTTTGTTGAAACTCATATTCAATAGCCCGACTTAATAAAGTGCTTCGCTTTGAATTATGCTCTGAGCGATAATCAGCCCATTCATAGTCTTGTTCATTTCTGGCTAGTCCTTTCGCTTTATTCCACAAATGAACTGCTTTTAAATAATCTTCCTCACGCTCTGCGCTAACAGCTTGCTGTGCGACATTTAAATAAGTTAGTTTCATTTGTTCACTTCCTTTTGATGTAAATGTTCAGCAATGAGCAAAGTAATATCACTAATGAACTCTTTGCCTTCATCGGTTAGCTTTCCGTGTTTATTGTAAAAACTATCGTAGACTTCAATTATTTGCTGGTCGGTTGCTCCAGCTTCTTTACGGCAGATGTTATTTTCATATAAATTGATTAATGACTGTTTTAATACCTCAGTATCTAAATCAATTCGGTATTTAATACCATCGACAGTTCGCTCGAATGTTGATGCTCTCTTTTTTCTTTTTAGATAATCAAAGACTGCATCAATAAAATGTTTTCTTCTTTTATCTAATAACGTTAACTTTTCCATTTTCTTGTTCCTGAATTTAGATAAGGGGATTCCCTCAGCATTGGCGCTGATTTAAATTTAACTTGATTTTTTAATTATTTATTGGTTATTGCTTCTTGCAGTCTACCGTATTTTATTACTACATCTTCCCTTGCTTCTTCTAATTTGGTGTTTGCTTTTTGCCATTCCTTTTCTAACTGTAAAATATGCTTTTCTCTTTTAAGCTTCTGTTTTAAATCTCGATATATTTCTGCCTGTCTATCGATATACTCTGGCAGCATGGCGCCGCGCTTAAAGGCCGGAGTACCATCAGGCAACTGTGTTTTAATGTCTGGTTCGTTAGTTGGCTTGCCTAGCTTACTGAATTCATCACTAGCAAGGATGTGTGCATATTTATTGATAGCGGCATCCTCGGTGAAATAGCTTTTATTGCAAGGTTGAACAAAATAAACCTCACGAGTAATAACCTGAATATCGTGACCTGTTATTATTTCTATAGGCTTTGCTTTGTTTGTCATTTTAAATTTCCTTAATAAGAGTCTCTAAATCATTGAGTGTTTTACTTAATGTATTTGCCATTAAATCTAATTGTGCATATAGCGTTGGGGTATCTGGTTCATTTTCGTATATGTCACTTTTAAGTTGATGTAGAGAAAGCTCGACATTATTAATATCCCCAATAGCACCATGTAACTTATTTTCTGATAACTTACTATTTTGATTGGGGGGGGCAGAACGCCGTTTAATTTCCTCACTAGAATAATAAACATTATCATCTAATGCTTTAGCAATAATGATTGACTCTTGAATCAATAAACCTATTTTACATAGAACGTCTTTTGATAAAGGGTCGTTGTCACTGCATGAAGAGTCAAACAATAAGGTACCAATTGCTCCGACACCTTCAATTAATGCTTCTGATGTCATTTCGTTATTAATAGAAATTCCTCTAAGTTGCTCGATTGAGTAGTTTTTAAAATCTTTTATTTTTATCGTATCGCTAGTTTTCATTTTTATTTCCCAAGGTTAATTTTAATTAATGACTCATGAGCTCGAATTACTGATAATAAAGCGACAGCTAAAGTGTTTAAAGTGTTTTCATTATCAATGAACCCTGAATCCAAAATTAAATTTATAATGGATTTAGCGTAAGTTAACTCTGTATTGGCGGTATTTCTTAATTCAATATTGTTACTCATTATTCTTTCTCCAAAATATCATCGACCTCAGTTTCACATTGAGCGATTAATTGACTGGCTATATGTTTTTCGCTGTTGTCTCTATTTAGATATTGAGCAGCAATTAAAAACGCTTTTACTCGGTTAAACACATCCATACATTCACTAACTTGTACTTTTTTTTGGGGGGCTGTTTTATTCATGTCATTATCCCGTTGTGCATTTTCTTCAATTAACCAACCTGCCACAGGGTTTGATAGTTCGTAAGCCAACTCAATTAAACTATCCACTACTGGATCCCCTACAAATTGGCTATTGAGTTGAAACAGTATCGCATTCAATTGAGCGCTTTTTTTGCGACAACACTTAATTTAATTTCGTGTGACATGACACGCTCCTACAGGTATTTGTGATCCTAGTGATAAAACATAATCACGAACAAGTTGTAACTTCGCTGATTTCAAATCCGTTGCATAAACTTCTTTGCGTTCGGCTTTAGCCTGCGGGTCACTACGCTTTACAGCAAAGAAGCAGAACTTAAACAGACCTGTACGGATATCAGGTTTAAGTACGTTGGTATTTGACGCATAATGTATAGTCGCCATTTTTTACACCTTATCATTTTGAGTTAAATTTTTAGCTGGTAGCATTTCGCCTTCGCCGAAAGCCAACCAATTACGCTCAATACCCAATGCTTTAGCCATCACGCTAGTGCGGCACACACCTGATACCTTCCCGTTTACCATCTGGCTAATTGTGCTTTGGGATACACCAATCTGTTTTGCTAACTCAGCTTGCTTCATCCCCGAGCGTGCAAGCGCCAAGCGCAGACGTGTGGAGAATGAGCTTTGGTGTGATATCTCGGACTTATCAATTTTGGTTACTTCATTTGTTTTGTTTGCAAATCCTAAAGAAGCCTTAGCCGAATATTGTTTTGCAAGATCAATTATGGCAATCCCCATCTCGCTTATCTCATCATTTGTAGTACTGGATAATAGAAGTCCTGCGTCCAACATGATTTCTATGTTATTCAAGGCGTCATAAGGGTTTAATGGGAAACCTAAAAAATTGTTCATGTTATCCTCTATCTTTATCGCTTTACCGATTTTTAGGATAGCATTTTTATTTTTTCTGTCAATCGGTTTTCCGATTTTATTTTATGGAAATAAAAGAAAGGATATGGAGGTAATAAAAAACCCGCCTTATCAGCGGGTTTGTAGAGTTTTGAAGTGCTATGCGAAGCGTCTTAATTTCATTGGCCAGCTAACAATGACCTTGCCGTCAATAAAAAGCTGCTCTTCTTCCGACTCATCAATTTTCCATTCTTTGTAGGCTGGATTATCAGATAAAACGATAAGATGGTTTTTTATTTTTTGAAGCCGCTTGATGTGAGATGAACCTCCGAATGTGAATGCATAAACACCATCACCTTCAAACCTTTTTACTGTAATATCAATAAAAACTAAATCTTCAGGATCTATCGTTCCCTGCATACTATCACCCTGTGCATTAATTGCCTTCATTGACGATGCAGGCCTGCCACCAAAAATACTTAATGCAAACTCAGGCTCTAAAGATATAGATCTTATGATGTCTGGAAAGTCAGAGTTATAACTACCAGGTCCACAGCTGTACTCAATGTCCATAAGGTCAACAGTATATGAATCATTGGTAGCTAATTCGTTTTCATTAGAATCTGTAAGGTGTTTTACAGAATATTGCTCACTTGGTAGCATTGAGCCTTCACCAGAAGCTAACCATTCAGCACGTACACCCAAAACCTTAGCTATTTCTACAGTTTTTCTTGAGCCAGATGCTTTGTTGAGCAACTGATTAATACTCGACTGAGCCATGCCCACGGCCTTGGCTAAAGCACCTTGTGTATACCCTGCATTTTGCATTGCGATATTAAGCCTATCAGAAAAGCTCATTTTATATCCTCCGAAGTCTAATATTGATTCTATCGTTTTTCCGATAAAAAGCAATAAGGAAATAGGAACATCTATGGACAAACGGTTTTCCGATTTGTATCATGTAATCAATAGGAGAACCGATAATGAAAAATAAAGCAATCGAGAAAGCGATCTCAATCGTTGGTAGCCAGCAATTGTTGGCTAAAAAATGTGGTCGCTCTCAGCCTACAGTCTGCGATTGGCTGTATGGAAAAAATAAGGTACCAGTTGAGTGCGTTCTGAGAATTGTCTTCGCAACAGAAAGTAAGGTAAAAGCTCACGAGCTTCGCCCTGATTTGCCTGATTTGTTCCCTCACCCAAAGGGTAAATCACATGCACCAGATACACAACATACCGATGCCTAAGCATTACTTTCCTGATGATGCTAAGTGGATTCAGGAAATGTTATTGCAACTGTCACCGAGTGCGAGAAATAGGGCGCTAGTGGCTTATTCAGAAGTGTATCAGCAGCATTGGGAATTAGAGCCAGTTTCATACCGCAAGGTTAACAAAGCGAGACATGAAGCGAACTCAAGGCTAAGGCAGTACGTGAGACGTTATTCGAAGGCAATGCAAGGTTATACCTCAGCGCCGTTGTTGGTTGGGCAGTAATTCATTAAGGGGGATTTAGAGGTTAAGACGTTTAGCCGTCTAGATTGTTTTCTGGGGAAGAGGGGAAAACTTTCTAGGGGGGGTAAGGGGGGGTGATCTTTGAAAGGGGTGTTAGGGAGGCACTGCCAAGGAAGGAGTTAGATCTTAAATATAGATCTCTATAGGGGTTATAAAACCCACCAGCCGTTTAGATGGCTAAATGATAAATCTTCCAAAGGCTTCGACCTTGGCAGGGTAAATTATTCAAGTGAGGAACGGATGTTAAACATTACACCAAATTTTGCACAGGAACGCGGTTTAGCTATGTTGCGTCAAAACTGGAAGCAAAACCGCACGTTTATGATTTATAGCCCAACAGGGAGCGGTAAGACAGGGCTAGCGGCATTTATCACAAACGGTTACATCAAGCGCAATATGCGAGTTATGTTCTGTGCGCCATACACAAATCTGATCGCTCAAACAGCGGAGCGTTTTCAAGAGTATGGCATACCACTGGAAGAAATCGGATTTGTTTGGGCCAATCATCCCAATTATGACCCAACAAAATTAATCCAAATTGCCTCAGCAGATACGGTTATTCGTCGTGAGTTTCCTGACAACATTGATTTACTCATCATCGACGAGGCCCATTTACGCCGCAAGAAAATACTCGAAGTCATTCGCGATACTGACCTCAAAGTAATCGGGCTGTCGGGAACGCCGTTTTCCCCGTTTCTTGGTGAGTATTACGAAAGGCTGATTAAACCCACAACGATGAAGGAGCTTATTCAGCGTGGGGATCTAAGTAAATACGAATTTTACGCACCGACAAAGCCGGATTTATCAAAAGTGAAATCAGTTCGTAGTGAGGAATTCGGTAGTGATTATAAAGAGGCTGAGATCGCTGAAATTATGTCGGGTGCGGATTTGGTTGGCGATGTGGTCGATAACTGGTTGGCTAATGGTGAAAACCTACCAACGATCTGTTTTTGCGTCAATGTCAGCCATGCAAACTACGTCACCGTTGCTTTTAACCGCTCAGGGGTAAATGCGGAAGTCATTACAGCTGATACACCACATGACGAGCGCCGAGGCATTATTCACCGTTTCGAACAGGGTGCAACTAAGATCATTGTTAATGTCGGAACGCTTGTCGCAGGTTTTGATAGTGATGTTCGCTGCATCATTTACGCCCGACCTACTAAATCAGAAATCCGCTGGGTGCAGTGTCTAGGTCGTGGATTACGTAAAGCGCCGGGCAAAGATAAATGTCTCATCTTTGATCATTCCGGTTCTGTCCATCGCTTAGGCTTTCCTGATGATATCGAATATGACGAACTGCCTAGCAAAAATGACGGCATGAAAGAGGCTAATAGTTTTCGTGAGCAGGAAAAGCACGAAAAGAAACCGAAAGAATGCACCTCATGCCACTACATGAAGCCAGCCGGTGTTTACGTTTGCCCTAAATGTGGATTTAAGCCACTCGCCGGGGAAGACGTCGAAGTCGATACGACACGCAACATCAAAAAATTAAGTAAGACTGAAAAAGTTTATACACATCAAGAAAAGCAGAGTTTCTATTCTCAACTTAAATATTACCAAAACGTCAGAGCGGTTGAAGGTAAGCCGATTAGTGACGGGTGGGTGGGTCACACATTTAAAGAAAAGTTCGGTGTATTCCCCTATGGGCTACACAACACTCCTCAAGAGATTACACCAGAGGTTAGCAATTTTATTAAACATAAGCGGATCCGTTTCGTAAAAGGTCAGCAAAAAGCAAAAGAGCAGTTCGCTCGTATTAAAGGTCAGTTAAAAAATAGCACAGCACAGCAAGGAGCATTACTTTGAACACAATTGATGCTGCAAAAGGACAATGGGCAAAGATATTTGCGTACTATGGACTCCCTCCTATAACTGGGCGCAAACACTTTAAAGGCAAATGTCCATTATGTGAGAGAAAGGGCAAGTTTCGTATTGATGATAAAAATGGGCTGGGAACATGGATTTGCACCTGTGGTTCGGGCACTGGTTTTCAGTTATTGGAAAAAACACAAGGTAAGAGCTTTAAAGTTCTCGCTGATGAAGTGGATATGCTTCTTGGCAATCACCGAGAAAACATAGTGCCTAAACCACAAACTAAAGATACCTCAATTGCAGGATTTAGGGAACGGGTCATTAAGTGCTATTCAAACCTAAAATCACTGAAAGATACCTCAGGGGCTAAATATCTACACAATCGCGGTATCTATGAGCTGCCGAGTGAACAGGTTAAATTTTGTGATAAGCAACCCGTAAAACATAACCCTAACAGCTTTCAAGCTATCTGGTCGCTTGCAACAGACTCAAAAGGGCAGCTTTGTTACCTGCATAGGACGTATTTAGAAGGCGATAAAAAAGCGCGGCTATCTCTGGTCAAACGAATGGATGCGCTACAGGAGGATAGCTACTTGTCGCATGCGAATTCAGTAGCAATCCGCATGTTTCCAGTAGCTTCAACATTGGGGATCGCTGAAGGGATAGAAACAGCGCTTTCCTGTAAGCAAATCTATGGCGTTAATACTTGGTCAACAATGAATGCGGGCCATATGGCGAAGTTTGTTGCACCAAAGGGTGTTAAGCACCTAATTGTTTTCGCTGATAACGATTGGAGTGCAACGGGTGAGGCGGCTGCTTATGAATGCGCCAGAAAAAACCTAGTGGCTAACAATGATATTGAAAAAGTTAGTGTGAGATGGCCTGACTTAAACGATTTTAACGACATGCTCACACAAGGTTGTGAAGCAAGGGAACGTGTTTTTATTCGGAAACAGAGAGAGGTGGCTTAATGAAACTCGAAAATGCACTTAAAAACTTTCACCCTAAGTCACCGACATTTGGCAATGTAGCAGGTTGCACCTCCCCTGACCGAATAACGGGAACGGATATCATGGCTGCTATGGGGATGACTGAATCACAAGCTAAGTTCGGTATGACAGCCTTTCTGGCTAAAAATGACATCAGCGAAGAGGATAAATTTTCGACTGTGGAAGCCTTGACCCAATATGCACTTAAAGTAGCGCCTAAACTAGTTCGCAAAGCTGCGGGTAAGAAACTGAGTTACTGTTTAATTGTTCTGGCCAAGATGGCATTTGAAGACTATGCACGTTCAGCAGGGTCGGTTTGTCAGTGTTCAGCATGCCGAGGAAAAGGGTTGATCTACAAAATGAAAGATGTTGTCAAACATCCCGGTATCACGACTCTTGAAGGCGAAACGATTATTGATCCAAATATCAGAGAGGAGTTAGTTGGTGAGCTATGTCAGGACTGTAACGGAAAAGGTCAGCTAACTAACCGTTGTCGCTGCAAAGGGCGGGGAAAGGTATTAGATGAAGCACAAACTAAGCTGCAGGGTGTTCCTGTATTTAAACTGTGTGACCGCTGTGCAGGGCGGGGCTTTAAGCGTGTACCGTCGTCGGTGGCATATAATGCAATAAGGCATCTAGTACCTGACTTGACTCAATCATCGTGGTCACGCAATTGGAAGCCATTTTATGAAAAATTAGCTAGTAAATGTTTTATTGAAGAAAGTGCGGCTGAACAAGCATTTAGAAAAGTAACCAAATAAACATAATAAGAGGTGATGCTCTTAGGTCATTAACATTCAATGTAACTATTAGTTATATTTTTGTGTAAAAATCGAACTAAATTAGCAATCTGTCAAGCATATTTTTAAGGTGTAGATGTTATTCCTGTTAATGATTAATATAAATCTTAATTTTATTGCGAGGGACAGGTATGGATATTTGGGTTGGTTTGGCAAATACAGCGTTAGGTGCATTCATAGCAATTATTGGCCAGTTTATTATGCTTTGGATCTCAGGAAGAATAGAGCGACAAAAAAGAAAAGCAGCTGAACATAACTTAGTCATTGATATAATAGTGGAGTTATCGTCGTTTATTCGTTCTTGTGATAGATATATGAGTTCTCAAATACACCAGCGACCAGGCGAGGATTGTTCTTATATCAATGTAAAAGATACGCCTGTATTTAGTATAAACAAAGATATCGATTTTAGTTTGATAGACATTAGCTTTGCTGTCAGGATTAGAGCTATTTCAGTTAACTTGATTGAAATAAAAAAGGAGCTTTCCGATGCGCAGGATAATTATTCTCCCTATGAGACAGAGGAATACTTTCGCTACGCAAAAAACTTGTATAATGGAATAAAGGAGAATGCGATTAAACTAAAAGAAGATATATGCAAAAAATACGATGAGATAAACAAGGAATTAGAATAAAGTCAAACCTTTCTATTCAGCAATTGCATTTTGCATAAAATTGGCTTATTATCTTCTAATAATGGGTATTCTATACCTAGTCGCATTAAACCAATTCAAAGCCTCACAATCGTGGGGCTTTTTATACTAAAATAAACATAAGACTTGCTGTTACGTTTGGTCAGAGTTACATGTGTAGTTATGCACAATAACTGAACAAGCAGAGACTTGAAAAAGCAAATGCCATCCCTATATAGGAGACACACCGCATTTCACTCACTTGTGGCGTCCCATACTAGGTAAACTTGGATTGCGGTGTAGACCCGTCAGCAATGGCGGGTTTTTTATGGGTAAAAAAATGCCACCGCTGGAGAGTTGGTGGCGAATGAGTGTCGTGTATATTGCAAGATGAGTGGTACTACAAAATAATATAAGAGGTTTCTATTGTAACCATCTAATTTAAAAAAAGAAACAAACTTTATCTGACAGTCTATTTATAACTGGTTGGTATTGTTCCGATATCGGAATTCCGGTGTCGCCAATAAAAGCTGTAAGGATTGCTTACAAGTTCACATTCAAGAGGTCGCCTAGAGCGGCCTTTTTCGTATACAGCCGCCACAGACTCAGCTGCTAATCTTTACCCTCACTAATGAACTGTGCGCGGCTTTCTATTTAAGAGAGGTAGTTATGAGCAATCAAAATGAAGGTGAATTTTTAGGCGTTATTGTCACTAATGGTAATTTAAGCCTAGAAGAACGAGTAACAGCATTAGAGCTTGCATCACATCAACAAGGCGAGGTTATCTCCACCTTAAGCGATAGAATGGGTAAATCGCCAGAAGGTGGAGATGATGTTATTTTTGTAGATAAATTAACAGCACCTCCAATGAAGCTCCGTTCTTAGTTTTTCTTTTACGCTATCATCAAACCCTTGATGGTCAGCCATTGCCACAATTAAATCGGCGAGCATAACTGCATTATCACGTGGAATTACACATCCGAGATATCCGAATGCAATTCGAAGTGCTGCAACTTCATCTTGTATTTCTCTAAGTGTTTTATCTTTTTCAGTAATCGTCATAAAAGTCCTCACACCGAAGTTAATCAGCCATCGCTTCGGTAAGTTACATAGGGCTGAACATTTAACTTATCTCAAATGCTGATTAAATTCATTAATCCAAATCCGGTCATCTAATGGTGGCTTTCTATTAACTAAATCAGGACTACATATATGCAAGAGCCGTTAACAGGCACAGCAACCGCCTCGTTAGCGGGTGTCTCTATTGTAGGTCTCTATTCAGGTATGGACGCAGGCGTTGTTATTGGTGCGTTCGCAGGGGCGGTGATATTTGTATTGTCTGCTCATGATATCCGGCTGTTAAAGCGATGGGCGTATTTCACGGTTGCATTTGCGATTGGGATATTAGGCGCTGATTTCATGTCGTCACTACTGAGTGGCATTGTCGGAGATAGAGAAGTCGATCGCTCTGTTGGTGCAATGTTTTCATCGGCTGGTTTGGTTGGTGTTTTGGTAACAATATCTAAACCCGGTGCGCTAACTGACAGTATCAACAACGTTATTAACAACCTGATAGATAAATTCAGAGGAGGTGGAAGATGACCATCTCAATGTTTTGGATTTACGTCAATTTTTTCTCATGCTTATTCGCTGTTATTCGTCTTGTTAACTATGAGCGTAACGGCGCTAAATACAAATTCTTTCCGTCACTTATAGCATGGGTTCTCATTGTTATGCTTGGTTCTATCCCACTACGCATATTAACGAATGACTACGCTCATGCAGATCCATTTGAAGTCGGAATCAATATCACGCTATGCGCACTAATAATTCTTAGTCGTGGGAATGTGATGCAAATATTTAGAGGGGTTAGTAAAAATGACACTCGGTGAGAAACAACGAAAGTTCACTCGCATGATTGCGGACTTAATTATCTTTGCCTACGACAACGGCTATGAGCTTACATTTTCGGAAGCGTACCGTACACCAGAGCAAGCGGCATTAAATGCCAAATCGGGTTCAGGCATTAAAAACAGCCTACACACTCAGCGTCTAGCCGTGGACTTCAACCTATTTAAAGACGGTAAATATCTAACAGCATCAAGTGACCATAAATTACTTGGCGAATACTGGGAATCTATCGGCGGTACGTGGGGCGGTCGATTCAATGACGGCAATCATTACTCGTTAGAACACAACGGCGTTAAGTGATATGAATACGCTAACTAAGGTATTAGCTGGACTACTGGCAATATCTGCATTCTGGCTATGGTGGGTAATAGATGACTACGACAAACTGAGCAAAGATTACAACGCAGCAACCAATCAGTTATCTCGCCAGCAAACCATTACAGAAAACGCCAACCGAACATTCAGGATTATCAATAATGTCTCATCACTTAATAGCGAAGAGCGGAATAGGTCAGCCGTGGATTCTGAAAAAGTTAAAGCGGTTATCAAAACTGTTCTTGTCAATAATGATTGCGCCAATACTGCTATTCCTAGTGACGCTCTTATCAGGATGCACGACTATTCAGAAAGAATACGTGCCAGTGGAATACATAGCGATACCCGCACACCTAACCGCTGATTGTCTATTGCCCTATATACCCGAACAAATGACATGGGGAGAATCGTTAATGTTAAACATCTCCCTGTTATCGGTTATTGAGCAATGTAACTCAGACAAGAAAGCAATACGGGAAATTGAACAACAACGACAGGTGATAAAATGAGCATAGAGTCTGAATTGGCTTACTTGAAGTCAGCTAAAAATAAGGTTCTTGAATTCATTGATGAGACACCTGCTGAAAATGTTATCTCTCTAGCGAGTTGGAAATCCCAGTTAGCTAAATTGGATAAGAAGATAAATGAACTAGAACAACGAGCCTCGCAATAGCGGGGCTTTTTTATGGAGAAATATCATGACAGCACAAGGTTTCGATAAGCCAGCTCAATTCCGAGAAGAACTGGATAAAAGCATTTCGAAAGAATAAAAAAAAGCCCACACACCGCGGGCTAAAATACATATATAAAATAAAATGAATATCCGCGCTAAATGTAGTTGACGCATTCAAAATATGCAAGCGAATAATGAGCCTCTGAGAAGTCAGGGGCTTTTTAATGGCTTCTTCGCAATTAAGTGAGGTGGTCTCTATCTGGCTGACGGGTAAGCCGTAAGTGACCTGATTTCCAATTCTGGTTTTGTGACAGAATTAAGCATAATCAACAGGTTATATCTACATACGGGATAATCCCGTATCTACATAAATCGCATTTCACCCTGTGCCACGCTCGGCACATACACACCAAAGAACCTTTCAGGATAAGCCTTGAGGATAACCAGTAGTGGTTTGGTTAACCCTCTTTGGGCTGGTTACTCCTGAGCGCAAGGTTTATCTCTAAAAGGAACTAACTATGTCTTTAGTGGAAATTAAAAAATTTGATTTATTGACTAGCTCTTCTGCAATCGCCGATGGAGTTAAAAAGAAACACAAAACAGTAATTCAACTTGTTCGTCATTATGTCGATGACTTAAATGAATTCGGAAGGGTGGCATTTGAAATGCGATCCTTTGATACAGACGGTGGTCGACAAAAACAACAAGTAGCACTACTTAATGAACAGCAGGCAACATTGTTAATTACATACATGCGTAACAATGATGTAGTCAGGGCATTCAAGAAAAGACTTGTTTCTGAATTCTTCAAGATGCGTTCTGCTTTAGCTGCCAAAAAGTTAGATAGAAATACGTCAAGATTGGAATATAAGCCAATGACCGATGCGGTCAAAAAGGCTAGAGAGGAACAAGGCAAGACTATTTCACCTCACCATTTTAGTAATGAAGCAGACTTAATTAATCGCATTGTGCTTGGTATGACGTCTGCTAAGTTTCGTGTACATAACGAAATAGGAAAGAAAGAGCCTATCCGTGATTACTTAACACCAGAACAAATACATTGCGTAACTGAATTACAAAGAGCCAACACAGTGTTTATCTCAATGGGATGGAACTTTGAACAACGAAAGGAGGAATTAACTAAGTTGTTTAATAAAAATCATAAGCAACCATTGCTCGATGAGATGCATAGATTGGCGGCGTAAAAATGCGCTTTGCTTGTAAATTGCGTATTACCATGAAGGAGATCGGTGAGTAACATTGATGAAGATCGGTTCGTGTCACTTTCACAGAACCATTGTTACATTAACTTCACTGATCTCCTTCGGTCAACAAGGTTTGCATTTTTCGCATTGATTCTCCTTTAAGGTCTATCTTGACGCTCCCGTGAACCAGCCTATCCAGGATGGCATCCGCATGCGTTGAGTCCCCGATCATCTTGTACCAGCTTTCCACCGGTAACTGGCTCACAACAATGATAGAACCTCGCTGGTACATCAGATCCACTATTTCCAGTAGATCGCTGCGTTGTTCTGACGACAGAGGCTCCAGCCCCCAGTCGTCCAGAATCAGCAGATCGCTGTGATTCAGTTTTGTCAGCAGTTTGCTATAGCGTCCGTCCGCATGTCCCTGGTAACACAGATCCATCAGCGCCTTCAGACGGTAGTAATAGACCTTATATCCTTGTCGGCAGGCATTGTGGCCGAGCGCACAGGCCAGATAGGTTTTGCCACTGCCTGTCGCCCCCGTCAGCAACAGGTTTTGTTTAAGGTTCAACCAGTTTCCCTGACCGAGCGAACGGATGAGGGGCTTATTCAGGCCCCTGCTGCTTCGGTAATCCAGTTTTGATAACTCGGCGCTAAGTCTGAACCGCGCCTGTTTCACCAGGCGCTCTGCTTTCCTGTTTTCGCGGCAGGTCAGTTCTTCTGAAGCCAGTAATGACAGGCGTTCTTCGAACCCCAGCTCCAGGTATGCACCAGGTTGTGCGATCTGGTTTTTTAGGGCATCGAGGAAGCCTGTGAGTTTCAGTTCAGCGAGTTGTTCATAAAGATGGTTCATTATTGGCTTCCATATCAGTGGTAGTATTTACTGCCGCGAACGTTTTCATGTTCCAGCGTTGATAGCAGGTCAGGTTTGTTTTCAGGAACAGGCTGTTTATCCAGACCTTTTTCCAGGATCGATTTTATTCCCGCAAGCCGCCATACCTGAGTTTTCAACGCTCGTGCACAGGCTGCGTTAAGTCTGGCCTTGCTGTATTTTTTATGAAGGTTCAGGAGACCCAGGCAGAACCGGTAACTTTGCTCAGGGTGCGGGCGTGAGCTCAGGATGTGAAGGACGTAGTCATAAGTTTCACTGCCAACGCGCCCGGCCCACTCCAGAAGCCGTTCCGGGGTCCAGGTGGCATGCTGACGGTGAGCTTCCGGCATATGCTCTTCACGGGTACTGTAGCCATAGTTTCGGTTTCGGGGATGTGTCGCCACTTCCTGCCCCTGATTAAACAGTCTGACCAGTTCACCCGAGATCCATGCTTCTAGCTGTAAGCCCAGCAGTGAACTGGGTACTGAGTAGTAATGTTTGTCAATTTCCACATGGTAATCCGCATGGACTCTGACTTGTTTCACCAGAGTATAGCTGTAACCTGCCTCAGGAAGGGGGTTCAGCGCAGGTTTATCAAGTTGGTTGAAGAGCTCTGCTCGCGAACATCCTAGTTTCTGCATGACCTTGCTATTCAGCCTTTCCAGTAACTCCCTGATACGCTGGTTAAGTGATACTAGGCTGTAGAAGGTTTCATGCCTGATACGGGCCATGATCCAGCGTTCAACAACCTGAACACCGACTTCTGCTTTAGCTTTATCTTTTGGTTTACGTGGTCGCGCTGGTATCACTGCAACATTATAATGCTCAAGCATCTGCTGATAGGTTGGATTAACGTCAGGATCATACCTACAGGCCCGTGACGTGGCGCTTTTCAGATTGTCTGGAACAACAAGCTCAGGAACACCGCCCAGCCACCGGAAGCAACGAACATGGCTCATAACCCAGTCCTCAAGCTTCTGAGACCAAGTGGCCTCAGCCCATGTGTAACTTGACGCACCGAGAACAGCCACGATGATCTGCGCGGTTCTGATTTCCCCAGTATCAGGGTTGGTAATGTCAACGGTTGGCCCACAGTAATCAACAAAGAGTTTTTCACCCGCTTTATGGACTTGACGCATTGATGGTGAGGTGGTTTTTAGCCATTCTCGGTACATCCGGCAATAATGGTTATAACTGTAAAATCCGCCTGGATTACGTTCACTGTACTCTTCCCAGAGCAGTTGTAGCGTCACGCATTTATTACGTAGCTCTTTATGGATCGTAGCCCAGTCTGGCAGGGAGTGTTTTTTCATCTTCACCTGCGTTTGAAGGAACGCATGCTTTAGTGCAGTATCATCCCATTCTGCGGGCAATGGCCACTGCTTAATACCAAGCTGAGCCGCCCGGTTGGCATACCTAGATACAACGGAGGGGGATATCGCAAGACTACGGCCAATCTGACGATGGCTGAGTCCGGCACCATATTTAAGTCTGAGTATTTCTTTAAGTTTTCTCATAGATATTGGAGCTGTTGGCATAGGTATCCTTTACTGGAGTGGTAAAAGATACAGATCAACACACCTGTGAAGTTCTAATAACATTGATGGAGATCACCGAATAACAAAATGAGCCCAAAGTGATCTCCATCGATGTTATTCAGCGATCTGCTCAAATGTTATTACCCGATCTCAATGGATGTTATTGGGTGATCTCCATTCATGAAAATACGCATAAATCAATAAATTACCGATGCACTAAAAGTTGCATCGCCTGAATAGGTCGCTCAGCGGCCTTTTTTATTGGGTGGAATATGAAAACAGGAACACTGCATTACAAAATGACACTGCGCCGTTACATGTACCCATTGTCTATTATCGGCGCTTTAATTCACAGCACTTGGCTAATGAAGCTCTGCTACAAGAAAGAAATTGTGTTTAAAGAAATTTAAAGGGATGGATATGGGACAACAATCTAAACAGGTTGGTTGCCCTAGCAAGCTGACTGATGAGCTAATCGCTAAGGCTAAGGAATACCTGTACGGCGGTTACAAAGAAAACGAAGGTCAGGTAATACCAAGTATTGCAGGGTTGGCGTGCTATTTAGGCATTGCTCGCTCTACTGTTTATGAATACGCAAAGCAGGATAGTTACTTAGGTCATGAGTTTTCGGACACGTTAGACGGAATTATGGCATTTCAGGAAATGAAGCTAATTAATAGCGGATTGACTGGCGACTTTAACGCAACAATCACTAAGCTAATGCTTGCCAATCATGGTTACAGTGAGAAGCAGGAAGTGGATCACAAGTCATCTGATAGCTCAATGTCACCAACAAAAATAGTTCTGGTTGCTGGGGGTAGCAATGACGGTAGCGAGGATTGAAATTCCACCTAAACTGGTTCCAGTTTTCGAGAACGAAGGTGTGCGATACCGTGGCGCATATGGTGGGCGAGGTTCTGCAAAGACAAGAACATTCGCACTAATGACGGCTATCCGTGGCTACATGGCTGCAAAGAATGGACAGTCTGGGGTGATACTTTGCGCTCGTGAGTACATGAACTCACTTGAAGAATCCTCGATGGAAGAGGTTAAGCAGGCGATTAGGTCTGTGCCTTGGCTCAATGACTTCTATGAACTCGGCGAGAAATACATTCGCACTAAGTGCCGCTCAGTTAGCTATGTTTTCGCAGGGTTGCGACATAACTTAGATAGCATCAAATCCAAGGCGAGAATATTAATCGCTTGGGTGGATGAGGCTGAATCCGTGTCAGAGACGGCATGGACGAAACTGACCCCCACTGTTCGTGAAGCTGGTTCTGAAATATGGGTGACATGGAACCCTGAGAAAGATGGCAGTGCAACAGACAAGCGATTTAGAAAGAAGCAACCCGATAACGCTATCGTGGTTGAGATGAACTACGATGATAACCCGTGGTTTCCTTCCGTGTTAGAAGAAGAGCGCCTGAATGACCAAGCTAGACTAGATGCCGCTACTTATGCGTGGATATGGGAAGGAGCTTACCTTGAAAACTCCGATAAGCAAGTATTAGCCAATAAATACGTTGTTCAATCATTCCCTGATGACCTGTGGAAGAAAGCAGATAGGTTGCTTTTCGGTGCCGACTTTGGTTTTGCTAAAGACCTTAACACGCTTATTCGCATGTTTATCTTAGATGACTGCCTGTACATCGAGCGCGAGGCTTACGGTGTAGGCGTTGAACTTGACCACATGCCAGCTTTTTACGATGAAATACCCGAAGCTCGTAAGTGGCCTATCAAAGCCGATTCAGCGCGTCCGGAAACAATCAGTTATCTGAAGCGACAGGGATTTAATATTTCAGCCGCTAAAAAGTGGCAGGGCAGCGTAGAAGATGGCATCACATACTTGCGTGGTTTCAAGCAAATTATCATTCATCCTCGCTGTAAAGAAACAGCAAAAGAAGCCCGCCTCTACTCATACAAAACAGACCGCATCACTGGTGAAGTGCTTCCCGTCATTGAGGATGAGTATAACCACTGTTGGGATGCGGTTAGGTATGGTCTGGATGGGTATATCACACAAAAATCAATAGCGGGAATGCTTGTTAGAAAACGTTAATGAGGGCAAAAATGGGAGTAAATCAACAACGGCTGTCATTAGCGGTTAATAACGCGGTGAAAGCCATGCAAAGAGCTAGAATGTCCTACGTTCAGGCGTTAGGCACTGGCAACACTAAAAGGCCTCGAATATGGAATGAATTCGGCTGGCCTGAAACTCTCACATTTGATGACTTTTATCGAGCGTATGACCGCAATGCGCTAGGCGGTGCCGCGGTTGATAGATACATATCTGGGTGCTGGATTGATTACCCTGAGATATTCGAAGGTGACGAAGAGGCAGACCAAGACGGCTCAACTGATTGGGATAAGAGCCTTAACAAGCTACTCAAAAAGCACTGGGAACAGGTTGTAGAAGCTGACAAACGTAATTTAGTGGGCCGATATTCTGGTCTAATCATTCAAATCAGAGATAACAGGCCTTGGAATGAGCCAGTTGACACTACCATCGTTAAAAAACTGAAAGATAAGGCCATCGTTCGCTTAATCCCTGCGTGGGAAGCTCAGCTAGATGTTAAAACTTGGGATGAAGACCAAACAAGCGAAAACTACTCCATGCCAACGATGTACTCTTTTACTGAAAAGGCAGTGGGAGATGATAGCGACGGCTCACCATCTCGAATAATTGATATTCATCCTGACAGAGTTATAACGCTTATCGAAGGCGCTGCCGATGGTAAAATGTCATCCGGCGTATCTTTGCTGAGAAAAGGTTATAACAAGCTGCTCGATATTGAAAAGGTTTCGGGTGGTAGTGCAGAGGGCTTTCTTAAGAATGCCAGCCGACAGCTCAATTACAGCTTTGGTGAAAACACTGACTTTACCGCCTTGGCTGACGCACTAGGGACTAACCTTGAGGGGCTCCCAGATGCGCTAGATGAGCAAGTAAGGCGCTTAAACCAAAGCATTGACTCAGCTTCATTTATGCAAGAGGGAACAGCTACGGTGTTATCGGTTGCCGCTGCCGACCCTGAGCCGACATGGCGTGCATTACTCGCTGAGTTTGCAGCATCAATCAACATGCCAGTTAAGGTGCTTATCGGTCAGATTACAGGGGAGCGCGCTTCAACTGAGGATATGAAAGATTGGGCAAGAACCTGTAAATCAAGGCGTGAAGGGTTTCTCTCGAAAGTTATCACTGATCTAATCCATCAACTTGGAAAGCTTGGCGTCATTGAGCAAAAAGACGAGATAACAGTAAGCTGGTCTGATTTGCTTGCACCTAGTCAATCTGAAAAGCTGGATAACATGAGTAAGGCTGCTGATGTTGCAATGAAGACGCAAAACTCATTTGGGCGCTCAGTCCTGATGGAGAACGAGATTAGGGCGCTTGGCGAGTACCCAACATTGCCTGAGTTTGAGAACAGCGAGCCGCCAGAGTCAGGCGCCAAAGGAGACCCATTAGTCGATGATGAAGAATCAAAAGATAGGGGCGCCGATAATACCAAGGAATAAGGCTGACCCAACACAATCGGGGCAGCAAGTTAGAAAGATGTTCCGTGATATTGATAATCGGTATTACGAGCTCAAGAAGGCACTCAAGCAACTCTTCGACCTGTCATTCACTGGTAGAGAGAAAACGCAATCACCCACTCAAAACTACATACTCGCTAAAAACGCACAGGATGAGCCTGATACGATTTTTAAGGTTAACGCTGGCGTTTATATATATGAACTAGCAGAACGTCCCACAGAGTACGCTAGATTCCTTGAAAGACTGCAATCAATACTTGATGACTACCTTCTCGAAGGTGGCGACGAGCGATTGTGGGCTTTTGAGTATGTGCTTGATGGGTATGAGCGAGGCACCCTGAACGCCTACACTAACTTAGCCATACAATCCGAAGTCTACGCACAGCAAACAACACTTACTTATCTATTGTCACAGCCAGCCTACCAGAATCAGGTTGCAGCGGCATTTATCTCTACATACAGCGATTGGCGCGGCTTGTCTGATGCTGTACGCACTGACCTCGCTAATGTAATCGGTATGTCGATAGCGCGAGGCATAAACCCACGCGAGACAGCGAGGATAGTTAGCAAGCGATTAGATGTATCGATGACTAGAGCAAAGGCTATCGCACAGACTGAGCAGGTAGGCGCACTTCGTAGAGCAAACTGGAATGAAACGACATGGGCTAGTGAAAGGCTAGGGCTGAAAACTGGCATCCTATGGATATCAGCGCTCAAACCAACGACTAGACCTAGCCATGCAGCACGTAGCGGTAAGATATTCACTGTTGAAGAGGCGGAGCATTTCTACTCAATCAATGGCAATCGCTATAACTGCTACTGTGCCAATCAACCAGTATTACTGAATGAAGACGGCACGCTGCATAACCCTAGCGTTTTAGACAGGCTCATTCAGTCTCGTGATGAGTGGGAAGAAAAGCAACAGGAAACAACAAGTAATTCATAAAGAGGCCAACGCATGAAGCTATCCAGCATTCATGTTAAATCACTGGCTGTCAACTCCTCCAATATTTCAACTGAAACTATTGATGGTGATGAGCATATCGTCATACGTGGCGTAGTGCCTGTCGTCGATGATGTTGTGATGAATGGGGGGTTATATCCAGCTAGTGAGATTAACAAAAGCTTTAAGTCGATAGAGGGGCGTCAATGCCCATATGGGCACCCTAAAATTGGCTCTGATTATGTATCAGCAGATATGCCGCGAGCAGTCAATCAGTATCACATCGGTGCATGGGCTGAAAACGTCCGTAAGGATGGCGAAAAGGTCGTCATGGACGTGAAGGTGAACCGTCGATTCGCAGACGGCAGCGAGAAAGGGAAAGAGTTCTTATCCCGCATTGATGACATTATCGCTGGTAACAACTCGGAGCCTATTCATGTTTCAACGGGGTTATTACTCCAGCGCGAACAGAACAAAGGCAAGTCAAAAGGTAAAACCTACACATGGGTAGCCAGAAACATGCACTTCGATCATGTCGCTATTTTACCCGCATCAGAACCAGGAGCTGCTACGCCAGAAGATGGCGTGGGAATGTTCGTGAATAGCGAGGGTGAGAAGCTAGAAACTGAAACAGCAGAGCTTATTGATGCGGCAAACTGCACACAAGAAGGCTTATTTAACAAAGCTAAGTTCTTTTTCGCTAACAACTCATTCTCATTTGAAGATATCTATTCCGCATTACGTGCGGCATTACGCAATGCTTCCAGTGGCGATGATTGGCCTTATCCCGAAATGGTATGGCCCGATAAATTCATTTACTACAAATCAGGTAAAACCTACCAACAAAAATACCTCATGAACGATGACGGAGACGCCGAACTCGTTGGTGAGCCTATCGAAGTTGTGCGCAAGCCAACAGAGTACGAAGTTAAAACCAATAAGGAAACTAACCCGATGAAAGAAATCATCACGAATGCGCTGAAGGCGAAAGGCATCGAAACAGAAGGTAAATCTGATGCTGAGTTGCTGGATGCCTACAACCAGATGAATGCCGAAGAAAAGAAAGGGGAAGCACCAGAGGAGAAATCTGAGCGTGATAAAAAAGAGAAGGAAAAAGATGCCGCGACAAATGCGGATGCCATTACAGCGGCAGTGAATGCAGCGATTAAGCCGCTAACCGATAAAATTGACGCTCTTGAAGGTCAGTTAAATGCCAACGCAGACAAAGAAATCAATGCTATGCGTGATGCTGTGAAAGCTAAATTCGGCATGTCCGACACAGCAGTTAATGCGCTAAGTGGCGACCCACTGAAAGAGCTATACGCAAAATGCAATGTATCGCATGGCTTGAATGGTTCATTCCAACAAGTCAATTCCTCTCAATCAGTTTCAGATATGCCGGAGTAAAACATGGTGAGCAAAAAACGTGTAATTCATGCGGGCGGTGTATTTCCTAACCCGCTATTAAATCGTGAAGGTGCGGCGGCAGTTGATACTAAGGCTGGCGTTATCGGCTTCTATGATGAGGCTACTGCTAAATTCACACCATCAGTTGATGGCAAAGAAGCAAATATTCTGTATGTGTCCAACTTTGATTATCTGCGCTGCCAAACGGTAGATGATGAAATCAAAACGGGTGATTGGGTTGTGGCAATTCAACCTATGCAGGGCATGTTTTTAAACGTACGTGCCGCTGCTGGCACATACAAGAAAGGCCAAGCGGTCATTGTTGCTAACGGTCAAATCACACTGGCAACTGGTGCAGAAGGTGAAAGAGTATTTGCCTATGTCGAAGAAGATACAGCATTAACCGTTACGGATGGTGAGCTGGTTCGTGTTGTGTTCAAGTAAGGAGAACTGAATGTTTTATTTTTCAACTAGTCGAGCAACCGAAACAGGAAATCTCGAAGCCAACCAAGCGCAGTTCAGTGAATTGCAGTTAGCCCGTAATTCATCTGCTCAAGCGGTGGCTGATTTTATTTCTCGCGCTCGTTTTCGTGTGGAAAATGCACCGTCACTGGACGCAACAAATGCCATTGATGATATTAAGCGGCTTTACAAGGCATATGACCAGACTGTAATGGCTGAATTTCAGCCTACTACTGAGTTCACATTGTTAAATGACCTAATGGGGCTATCGCGCTCAGTTCGACTGGAAGAGTCGGTGTATGAATATGCGCGAAAAGGAAGCGGCGGAATTGCTCATACATCAATGAGTGGTCAAATCGGTGCGTTATTAGAAGCAAGTGCGTATGACTTTGATGGCACAATGGTTCCTATTCATGATACTGGCTTCAAGTTCGGTTTCCGTGACCCTATCTTTGCTAAAGGCTCGGCGCTGGCCTCTTTATCAGATGCGCAGAAAGACTCGGTCGATACTGTTCGTCGCAAGTATTTGGACTTTATCTGGAACGGCTTCCGCGATGCCGCAGGTAATTTCATTGCGTTTGATGGCAAGACATTTAAGGGGTTACGTAATGATGAGCGCGTGGCTCAAGTGACATTGAATATTGATTTTACAACTGAGCAAGATGGCAAGAAAATCCGCACTGAAATCATCAATCTGCGTGACGTACTGAAACTGCAAAACCTGCAATACGGTGAGCAAACTTGGTACGTGTCAGGCGAAATCCTGTCTAACTGGGAATCTGTCTACTTCGATGTTAACCAAACCCGCACCATTCTTGAAGAGGTCAAGAAAATCACGGGCATTAAAGACATCAAAGAAGATTATGAGCTGAAGGGTAACGAAGTTTTGATTGTTCCGCTTGGCGCTGGCGTTATCGCTCCTATTGTCGGTCAAGCTTTCGGTACTGTTGCTGACCCTCGCCAGTTCTACAACTCAGATTACATCTGGCGCACATGGGGGGCTGCTGGCCTAATGGTTAAGCAAGACATTGCGGGTCACTTCTCAGTTATCCACGCTAAAGGCGCATAAGGGGGATTCATGGCACTGGTAAAGGTTATCTCAAGTAACTTGTTTGCTGGTGCCAACCTCAAAAAACAAGAGGTTGGTGCTCAGTTGGAAGTCTCAGAAGAAACTGCTGAAACATGGCTGCGAGCTGGGCTGGTAGAGCGAATCGAAGAACGAAAACTCGAAGTCGCTACACCAGAGAAGAAAAAGGGCAAAGGTAAGGCAGATGGTGATAACACTTGATGACGTAAAGCCAATGATAGCCGAGCTTGGGTTTACATTGCCTGATTCCGTGCTGCTGTTGCTGCTGGATCAAGTGAATGCAAAATCTGAATGCTTGGCGGCTAACTATGATGAGTCTCTGCAAAAGCTGCTTCTAGTTTATGCGCTGGTTCGTCTTGCCTCATTGTCTGGCGCTCGAAAGATATCATCACAAGGCGCCCCTAACGGGGCGTCACGTTCATTTGCCTATGATTCCTCTGGGACGGATTATTTACTGAAACAGTTGAGAGCATGGGATACGGCAGGGTGTTTATCTACGTTGCCTCTAGCGAGTAAATCGGCTGGGTTCTTTCGTGTTGTGGGAGGTTGTCATTGAGCGCTACCGCTAATTGGTCATATACCAACATCGCAACAATTTACCCTGTCATTCATGGTGGCGGCGAGTGGGGGGATGAAACCACCTACGGGCTTCCTTATCTTATTGACTGCACATGGCAATCTAGCAATGAAGTTGTGAAAGATGACATGGGGAAAGAGTTTGTTACCAACAACGTATTTTTCACTGAGTTAAAACGCAACGGCGTAGATGTACAAAAGCCAGAGCGCGGTTTCTACATTGCCAAAGGTGATACTACTTCTCAGTCTGACCCTAGAGTCGCAGGAGCTGACATCATCATCACAGTTAAAGAAGATGATATGAGCTTTTTCGGGGAAGATCCCGATTATGAAATAAGGACTTGATATGGCTGGCAGAGTTAGAGGGCTTGACCGTGCAAGGCGCAATACACGAGCGTTTATTAACGCAACAACAAAAAAAGCGGAAGCAGCAATACATAAAGCGATCCTTGTCGGTGCTGAGCTGTCTGCTGTGTATACCCCTATTGACACATCAACGCTAATTAATTCGCAGTTTCGCGAAACTAAAGTGAACGGCACTCGCATAACGGGGAGGGTTGGTTATAGCGCAAGTTATGCGGTGCATGTCCATGATCCTAAAGTGAAGCAAAACTTTAAGCGCAGTTCAGCAAAAAAAGAGTTTTTGAAATCTGCATTTGAAGAGTCCGAGGCTCGCATACATGAAGTGATAACAAGGGAGCTGAGAGTGTGATTATTGATGATTTTCTTGACTACTTAAAGCGCGGTGGACTTACTGATGGATTCATTGTTCAACGCTTAGACTGGAAAGAGAGGAAAGATACAAAAATCCAGCAGTATATTGTTATCCGTCCCGCCAGTGGTTCTGGTCGGTTGGGTGAGTTGAGTGCTGATGATTATGTCGATGTTATTGTCGTTTCTGCGCAAGATGACCCGATACCCGCATTAACTCGCGCCGATGAAATACTCAAATATGTCGCGGCAAATCCTAGTGACTGTAATCTCAACTCAGTTTTTAACATGGGTGGGTTGCCATCAGGAATTGTAACCACAGAAAACCGAACGATATTCAGACTGTCATTCCGCTGTTTATCATAAACAAACAAATCTCAAACTAGGTCGCCAATGTGCGGCCTTTTTTATTTCCTATAGAAAGAGGTAAAACATGGCTAACTGCCCCGTACAAACTAACAAGTTGATTGGGCGCAATGCAGTTATTCGTATTGCTCCTGGCTGCCCTGACAAAGTTCCAGCGCAGTCTGCATTTAAGCGGATTGGCGCGATTACAACAAAGTCCTTTGATTTATCACCAAATTCGATTACGTCAGAGGCAGACGATACAAAAGGCCTAATAGAAAACATTGTTACCAACATGGATCTCTCTATCTCATTCGACGGAGAGTATCGCAAGAGAGACAAAGATACTGACTTTGGGCCATTAAAGCTATTACAGGAGATCCCTAAAGAAGTGCAAATGGGTCGCCAGCCTGCTTATTGGGTGCAGATGGACTTCACTGGAGAGGATGCTGTTGTTCTTCAAGGGTATTTTGTATTCACATCTTGGTCTTCTGATTTTCCAGCATCAGAAATCGCCACTTACTCGGGAGAGTTAAAAGTATCTGATGCTGATTCGGTTGAGTGGCTTATCGAAGAAGTAGCAGTAACAGGGGTATCCGTCACCCCAGCGACACTGAGCTTAAAAGTAGGTGAAACAGGCACGTTTACAGTTAACTTCACGCCAACAGATGCAACCAATAAAAATTACACGGTTGTAAGTGATAAGACTAACTTTGCAACAGTTAGTAAGTTGGTGAATGTTGTCACTGTCACAGGTGTTGCAGCAGGAACAGCAAACGTAACTGTCACATCTGAAGATGGTGCAAAAACTGCTAAATGCGTAGTCACTGTCACGGCTGCTTAATATTACAAAGGGTGCTTTCGAGTGCCCTTGATAATATTTTCAGGGGGAAAAATGGCAGCAAGAAAGGAATATGGCGAATTCATAATATCAACGCCTGACAAAGATTATTTTTTCAAGCCTTCATTTGATGCGATGACAAGAATAGGAACGCCAGAGCAGATTGTTAATGCACTTACTCTGATAAGCGGGGCGGAGGCTCAGGAATTAATTGCTCGCGCCAAACATGCTTATGGAGAGGTTCCTGATTGGCTATTTAGAGCGTTAAAAAAACCAGCCTACGGACGCAGCGTTTTATCAACATCAATGATGGTGATGCAAGCTTGCTGTAATGATGATTGCGATGAGCTGATAGGCGAGTGGAAGCCAAGTAGAAATGGCTCAACATACAGGCTAGGCAAGATGCCTGTCACATCCATAATTGTGCTGGCTAATGAGTTAATGATGCATGGCATTGTTGGCAAAGTAAAGGTTAGAAAGCTTCAGCGTAACGAAGGTAAAAACGAATTTACAGATAGCTTTAATGCTATTGAGTACATCAATGCTGCTCGAGCTCATTTTGGAATGAGTCGTGAGGAGGCGGAGCAATTAACCATGACCGAGTTCGTCATGATGCTAAAAGCTAAATATCCAGACGAGAAGGGTTTCACGCGCGAAGAATACGACGAGATCATGAAAGCTGATGACCAGCGCAATAATGAGCTGATCAGTGGTAAGCGTCGATTGGTGAGTAGGAAATAACACTAAGTAGGGCAGCAATGCCCTAGGAGGATACATGAACATAATCAAAATCAAACCAACTCGTAACCAGCATTGCCCATGTGGTAGCGGAGTTCGCTATAAGTGGTGCTGTGGGAAGTTGAAATAGGAGGGTATGGCTAGCAAGAGGGGTGCCATAGCTTGGAAATCTCGTGGGGCACGAATTATACGAGCGTCAATGTAAAATACAAGCAAAACTGTTGTAATTATCTAATATTAATTCTATTCTACTGTTATTAGTACTAATATTAGCATTCATGTATTAATTCATAGCACCTTAAGGAGGGGATTATGACTACAACTATGCAAAATCCTCTTGATGATTTTTTCACAAGAGTTCGCAAGCTTGACAAAAAGCTAGCAACTGGTTTGAAAGAATATTTACCTGAATGGTGGGATAACTCTTTGGTCTCTTCGGAGGGGGTGAGTCAACAAGTTATATTTGGTCTTGCAAAAATAGCTAATATAAATCTTAGTACGGTAGAAGATCGCAACTCCGAATTAGAGTTCAATAAGTCTCTTTGTAAATATAAGCATGCTTCTAACAAATGCGTTGATGACTTACAAGCGGCAACAGCAATCGTTCATGGTATGGCTAAAATTGCAGCTAGAGGAATGACTAAAAAGTATCTAGGTATTGACACGGCTAGTCATTTACGTGAGAAAATTTTAAATAATGGCAATAAATGGGTCGACTTTAAGTCTTTGCTTGAGTATTCATGGTCTATAGGTGTTCCTGTTCTTTATATGCCAAAACTTCCAGTATCAAAAAAAATGGATGCTGTAGTCGTTATGTTAGCGGAAAGGCCAGTTATCGCTCTGACAAAAAAACATAAGCATGCTAGTAATTTGCTATTTAGCTTGGCTCATGAGTTGGGGCATATACAACTAGGTCATTTGGATGAAAATTCATTAATTATTGATGAAAAAATCAATGAAGATGACACTGAAAATCCGTTAGAGTTAGAAGCGAATCATTATGCAATAGAGCTATTAACTGGTAATGGGAAGAATGGGTTTTGGAGTGAGCGGCCTGTTAGTGGCGAACAACTGGCTAGAGAAGCGAAAAGAATAGGGTTGGAGAAAAATATAGACCCTGGTCATGTGGCTTTAAATTATGCAAAAGTCATGACTAAGCGTGGGTACAGAAGATCTTTTGGCATAGCAAATAAGGCGCTAAATATAATGTATCCAAAGGTTGACTGGAATGAATATGTGAGAGAATTGTTTATTTCTAACATTAATGAATATGAATTATCATCAGATAAATTTGAGTTACTATGTAAAATAAACTCCATTGAGGCTTAAGTAGTGTCTGTATTACTTGATAATGATGTGGTTCTAAAATTAGCTCAATTAGGCTTGCTTGCAGATGGATGTTCTTTGCTTTCACAAGAATATGGGCAATTGATTGTTTTAGATACTCTTTATTATCAATTGAACGGTAACAACATGAAAAAAAAGTACGGTGATGGAATCATTGATTTGATTAAGGCTTTCATCAGCACTGGAGTGTTAAAGATTTTTGATAGGAAAATAACTGATTCAAGACTTATAGAATTACAAAATACTCATGATGATTTAGATGAAGGTGAAATGCGTCTACTTCAAGGGTTAATCGATGATCAGGAACTTCTATTTTCTGGTGATAAGAGGTTCATTAAAGAAATATCAAAAACTGGCATTATAGAAGAAAAAAAATTAACAAACAGATTTGTATGCATAGAGCAAATAATATGTTTTTTGATTAATAGAATTGGAATCGAATTGGTTAATGAGAAAGCCACTTCTGCGTTTAGTGTTGCTGAGATTGATAAGGCTTTAAGAAACTGTATCGGGAATGGAAGAAATATAGAACATGTTTATTTTAGTACATCGTCATATATTAACGAACTGCCATCAAATCTATTATCCAACGCTCAACATTGGGTGCTACATGAATATCAAAGTGTAAAAGAAACCATAAACTAACCCACTCCGGTGGGTTTTTTGTTGTCTGAATCTAGCCCGTCTTTGGGCTTGTAATCCAGATCACATATCACGCCTCTTAACTGAGGTATTTTGCTTTGTTTTGCGCTACCTTCGAGTTATCATTAAGGGAAATTAATATAATGTAGAGGCAAAGGATGAAGAAGTTACTTTTAGCTGGGTTATTTGGTTTATCTATTTTGACGGTGGTTGGATGTGCATCTACGCCTCCACCTACTCAGCAGCAAATAGAGAGCGCAGACTACGGTAAGCTGCCTGATAATTATAAAGAACAAATTCAAGGTGCAATGAGCGTCACATTGAAAGATCCATACTCTGCGCAATACTCATTTCTAGAGCCATTCAAAGCATACTCTCAGGATGGACCTTGGTCACCATCCAAGGGGGCAGTAAACTATGGATGGGCGATTCCTGTAATGGTAAACGCAAAAAATAGCTATGGTGGATACACTGGAGCAAAAAGATATGTATACATGTTCTCAGGAGGAACTTTGTATGACGTGTCTTGGAATGACCAATTTGGGCGAGTAATTCCAGTTAAATAAATAACATGATAACAACCCTGCCGTTTGGCGGGGTTTTTTATTTTAGCTAAAGGCCTCGTCGCGTTGACGGGGCTTTTCTTTTTCTAGGAGAAAGAAATGTCAACGAATCTAGGCGAGATAGTATACGACGTATCGATGGATGTTCAGCAGCTACTTGTTTCCCAACGTGTGCTTGAACAAAGACTAGGCCGACTTGATAGTAGCTTCGATAGAACATCTCGTTCAGTTGATAATGCCAGCGAATCGATGTTCAGTTTTTCAAAAGCGGCAATGGCTGTCACGTCTGCAATAAGTGCTGGTGTCATCATTAATGCTGTAGACGAGTGGGGGCAAATGGCTGCTCGTATAAAAATGGCGTTAGACTCGGCAGAGGGAAGCATCGAAAAGTATGGAGAAATACAGAAGAGATTTCTTGAAATTAGCAATAGAAATGGTAAGGCTGTAGAGATAACTCAAGAAATTTACGCCGGATCTGCATCTGCAATGAAAGAGCTCGGCTATAACACAGAGCAAACAATTGATTATATTGAATCACTTTCCTCTGCATTCACTTTAAATGCAACAAGCGCCATGCAAACAGAATCAGCAACTAACGCTCTAAATCGAGCAATGGTGACTGGTGTTTTAAGGGGGAACGATTGGCATTCTGTATTAAATGCTATGCCGTCTGTTGTGGGTAACATTGCCAAAGAATTATCTAAGTTACGAGGGGGGGTTAAAGTAACGGAGAACGATGTTAAGAAAATGGCAATGACAACTGGCGTTTCAATGAAGTTATTTATTGATTCCATGAGGGGCGCGAAAGATGAAAACAATGCATTGGCTGACTCGATGGACAACACTGTTGCAGATGGCTTCACAAAACTAGCGAACTCAGCCAAAGCATACTTTGGGGAACTTAATCAGGGCCTTGGGGTAACAAGAACAATGTCTGCTGGTTTCGCCGTTCTGTCAGAAAACTTTGATAAAGTTGCTTCGGCAGCAGCTATTGCTGCCATTGTGATTGGCTCAAGATACGCAACATCTCTGTCGGCATCGGTCAAAGCTAAGTTCTCTGATATAGCCGCAAGTACCGCACAAGCAAAAGCAACACATCAAGCAGCGCTAGCAGATCAATACGCTGCTACAACAAAAGTAAGAAAGACTTGGGCAGACAAACAGGCCGCACTAGCAGCAGTTGCTTCGGCTCAGGAGTCGTATCAGGCGGCTAAAGGGTCTTCGGCAGAAGCGCTAGCTCTAGATAACCTGATAGCAAAAAAAAGAATAGCAACAAATGCGTCAATAGCACACGCACAGGCCGAGAAAGCAGAGGCGGCGGCTATCGCAAACACCGAAGCAGCAGCAAGGGCGGCTAGTTTCGGTGTAAATGCGCTTAAGTCTGGTTTGGCATTGCTTGGTGGCCCTTTAGGGGTTGCAATGCTTGCTGGAGGTGCTCTTTTGTACTTTTGGCAAGAGGCGGAGACAGCTAAACAGAAGGCATTAGATTTTGCTGATGCAATCGAAGAATTAAAAAACAAAATCAAAGAGATGTCTTACGAGTCACTGAAAGGGGCAATTGCAGATGCCAATGACTCCATTGATGAGCAAAAGAAAGTTATTGAAGAGCTTGAGGACGAGCTAGAGGGGTTAAGAACTAAATATAAATATCTAAAAACAGATTATCGCGGTTTTGTCGATGTGTCATCTAAGTTGGCGGATACTCAAAGGAAAGTAGATCAAAAAACTAGAGATCTAAAAGAAGCACAAGACAAATTAGCAAGAACAACCAAGTTTGTAACCATGGCCACTGAAGAGATGACGTCTAAAGTGTCTGATGCCACCTCGGTATTTACAGAGTCAATCAGCAAAGGTAATTCACTTGCTCAATCTGTCGGCTTGTTGGCAGCTAAACTATACGAGGCTGCTGATGCGCAAAGGGATTTGAACGATGCGCAGGGGGAGATGCCAAAAACGGAAGCTGGTGAGAAATATATACAAAGCCTGAAAGACCAAAATAAATTATTGGAAATTCAGGACAAGAAAAAGAGAGCTATAACAAAAGCAGAAATAGAAGCAAAAAAAGTAACAGAAAATCCAAAGCAAATCGAAGAGGTTAAAAAATTAGCGGAGAAAAACTACGAGCTAGCTGAAGCAGAAAGAAAGCGTGAATCAGCAACAAAGAAATCAACATCATCTGACGAATCAGAAGCAAAGAAACGCGCAACACAACTCGTCGAATTAGCCAACGCAAACAAAGTCGCGGCGCTAGAAACAAAAGGCTTGCACAGAGAGGCAGCGATACTTGAAGCAGTTTTAAAACTTGGCAAAAAAGCCACGGAACAGCAGATTGCAGAAATAACTGAGCTTGCAGGGAAAGAGTTCGACTTAAAACAGGCCATCAAAGATAGGGAGGACGCTTACAAGCAAAATTTAGGACTACAAGCTGCAAGAGAGCAGAAGTTAGCATTAGAGCAACTAGATAGGCAACTTAACGCTAATCTGATCACAGAAGAAATGTATCATAAACGCAAATATGAAATTGCTTCTGAATACGCTAACAAAATCGCAGAAATTAAAGTCAATAGCACAGTCAACAACATCGAAGAAAATCGAGCCAAATTCGACCCCATCCAAGCTTTAGCAAATGAACAAGCTAAAAAGCTGGTGATGATGGAGAACTTCCACAAACAAGAGCAGGCGTTACTTGAAGAGGCTTATGCAAAACAGCAAATGACTCACGAGCAGTTTACTGCTGCAAAAGAGGCGACAGATGCTCAGTATTTAATGTTAAGGACAGCTTCTCAGAACGAATTCAACAAGCAGATGACCGAGGCGGGATGGCAAATACTGAGACAGCAAAATCTCGGTTTTGAAATGCTCGCAGGCGCTATTGATTCGTTTTCCGGTAACGCATCCAATGCTCTTACAGGCATCATTACTGGCAGCATGTCAGCAGAAGAAGCCCTTCGCTCAATGGGAAGCACGATATTAAACACACTTGTAAACTCGTTTGTGCAAATGGGTGTTGAGATGGTGAAGAACTTCATTTTATCTCAAACGCTCGGCAAAGCATCAGCGATGGCAGCAGCCGCAACAGCAACAGCAGGAGGAGCGGCAGCATTGGCAGCATGGACTCCGGCGGCAATCGCGGCCTCTATAGCAACGTTAGGTACGGCCTCGGCAACTGGATTGACGGCATTTCAAACTGCGATGGCCGGTGGGCAGATGGCAAGTAAGCTTTCTGGTATGGGAACTCAAGCAGTGGGCATGGCGTTCGGCGGTGCACGTGAGAATGGTGGCTCTGTATCAGCGGATAAATATTACCGAGTCGGTGAAAATGGCAAGCCTGAAATCTTCAAAGCCAGCACTGGCAAGCAATACATGATACCGGGTGATAATGGGCGAGTGATATCGAATAAAGATATCGGCGGCGGCTCTGGCGGGGGAGCAACAATATATCAAGAGAATCATTTCACTATTCACACAACTAACGGGATAGATGATGCAACAATGAAGAAAATGCAAGAAATGATGAAAACCACTGCATTACTTCAAATCAAAGACCAAAAGCGCCCGGGTGGAATGTTAAGTTAATAAGGAGAGGTAGTTATGAGTAACAAACGTTTAGAACAAGGAGACTGGTTTGACCCCAATATTTAATTGGGTGCCGCAGAAAGACTATACAGTCACAGAAACCCCTAATGTCTCAGTCGTCACTTTTGGTGACGGTTACGAGCAGCGCCAACAAAAAGGCATTAATCCTCTACTTTCTAAATATTCTGCACTGACATTTATCGGTGTAGATGGCTTGTGTGGAAAACCCAATATCGCCAAAGAAGTTAGAGCCTTTTTGAAGGAGAGGGGGGCTGTGGAGTCGTTTTTCTGGACACCCCAAGATACAGGCATTCAAGGTCGCTACATTTGTCGTAGCTGGTCTTATACCAAGAACGGCATCGTTCATAAATTAATAGCAGAGTTTGAGGAAGTAGTTAGATGAAAGATATCCCAAAAGAGCTGCTTATCTCCGCAGTCGATGCTGGAGTTGTGACTTGGCTGGACTTATACGAGCTTGACTTATCAAGACTAGGCGGCGAAATAATTCGTTTTTATGGTGGTGTTAATGAGAAATATCACAATCTAATCTGGCAAGGTCGAGAGTATCAGGCTTACCCAATACTTGCTGAGGGGTTCGAGTCTAAGGTTTCAGGAACAGGAGCAAAACCAACTTTAACTGTAAGTAATTTATTCGGGTTTATGACTGGGCTGAATAGTGATTTTAACGACATTGTTGGTTCAAGGTTAATTCGTAGGCAGGTTCCAATTAATGCATTAGATGCTATAAATTTCAAAAATGGCAATCCTGACGCTGACCCAACAAGCGAGGTTTTGTCAGTGTTCATCATTGAAGAAATGACAGAAGAGACGTTTGAGCAGGTGACATATTCTCTCGCATCACCATCCGAGAGCGACACGGCAATTATCCCCGCAAGGACAATTCTTGCGGATGTTTGTCAGTGGGTATATAGGGGTAAAGGATGCAGATATTCTGGTAAACCAGTCGCTGATGAATTTGATAACCCAACATCAGATCCACTCAAGGATAAATGTTCTCATTCAAAGCGCGGATGTCGATTAAGGTACCCTAGGCCTGAAGTACTCCCAATAGGGTTATTCCCTAATAGCAATAAGGTGGGGTAATGCTTGAGAAAGAGTGCATTGAATATGCTAATGAGAGTGATTTGGAACAGTGCGGGTTAATCATTGACAACTCGCATCTATTCAAGTGTAAAAACTCACACCATGATCCTCGCAAGCATTTTAGGATAAGTGGAGATGAATGGTCTGAGGCTGAAAAATTGGGAGAAATTACTGCAATCATTCATTCTCACCCGAAGACCCGTCTTGCATTATCTGCCGGAGACAGAAAGCAGCAGCTCATGACAGGTCTTGAGTGGTGGCTTGTAAGTAACAATAGATTGCGAATATTTAAGCCTGTCCCGCACCTTCTTGGTAGGCATTTTGAGCACGGAGTAACTGACTGCTACACATTATTTCGTGATGCATATCACTTGTGCGGTATTAACTTGCCAGAGTTTGAAAGGTCAGATGGGTGGTGGCTGAGAGATGAGAACCTGTATATAAAAAACCTCCCTGAAAATGGCTTTTATCAAATAGAAATCTCTAATATTCAACCACTTGATATTATCATCCGCACGCCGTTTTATGGTGCAAATCCGAGTCACGCCATGGTTTACCTTGGCGACAATATCGCTATTCATCACGATTGTGCAGGTCACTTGAGCCGTAGAGAACCGCTAAGGCAGGGGCACTGGCGCACAGTGCATTCAATTTGGAGACATAAAAAATGGTTAGATTTGAATTTGGAGGGGGTCTTAGAAGATATTTTAGCAACCTCGACATGAATGTTTCAAAAATCAGCGACGGGCTAAGATTGCTTTTTGCTCAAAATATTGAGTTTCGAAAAGCATTCACTCACTCAAAAATGTACATCACTATCAACGACCAAAAGATAAGCTCAGGCGAATTAGAGTTTAGCTTTTCTAGAAGGCTCCCTGCTAATTCAGTTATTAAGTTCACGCCTGTGGTTGAGGGCGCAATCGCAGGAAGCGTGGCTACTTGGGTAGTGGTGGGGCTGGTTGCTGCATCTATAGCATTATCGCTTTACACCTTGTTCAAAACACCAAATAAACCCTCGTCAACTGATGCACAGTCAGATCGCATTACTAATAACTCATTTTCAAGTGCAGATAATCTAGTGGGTCAGGGGCGGCCTGTGCCTATTTTGCTCGGGGAAATGGTCGTTGGTAGTAACGTGATATCACTAGGCATAGACACAACAAACAATAAAGATTGGGATATTTCAATAAGTTGAGGTAAATATGTCGTCAGGCGGCGGAAAATCTAAAACCCCTACTCTCATTAACGACAACTTAAAGTCAAAACAATTTTTAAGAGTATTAGACTTGATCTCAGAAGGCCCGATATACGGCCCCGTTGATACTGAGCATCTATCTTCAATTATGCTAAATAAGACTCCCGTCACAAATAAAGATGGGGATGTAAGTATAAACGGCGTTGCGGCCGCATGGAGAAACGGTAGCGAGTTTCAAGAGCCTATTAATGGCTTTGATTACTTAGAGTCAACGGTCATTGTAAATAAAGAAGTCACTAAAGAGACGCCTTTGGTGCGGACAGTTACCAATCAAGACGTTGACCGCGTCAGGTTAAATATCGGTGTTAGCAGTTTGGTTAAAACAGACTCCAGTGGAAATCAAGATAACACTTCGGTTCAACTTGCTATCGAAGTCAGAGAGGGCAATGGCGGATATGTGACAAAAAAAATTGTTACTATAGGCCCCGGCAAGATATCGGGAGAGTATTTAGAAGCGCACGTGATTGATGCGCCAGTTGCTAAACCTTTCGATTTGAGAGTAAGAAGAATTACCGACGACAGCAACTCAGACACACTGCAAAACGGAACCGTCTGGAATAGTTACACTGAGATTACCGATGACCGTTTATCGTATCCATGCTCTGCAATTGTTGGCGTTATTGTAGATAGGGATCAGTTCAAAGATACACCAACACGAAATTATCATATGCGTGGGATTATTGTTGATGTACCAGACAACTATAACCCATTAACCCGCACCTATGATGGCGTGTGGCTAGGTGGATTCAAAAAGGCATGGACAAACAATCCGGCTTGGCTTTTCAGAGCGCTGATTAAAAATGATCAATTCGGACTAGCCAAAGCCCTTGGGAATATCGATATTGATGACGGACGTTTATACTTACTTTCTCAGTATTGCGATCAGCAAGTTAATGATGGGTATGGCGGAAAAGAACCTAGGTTTACACTTAACGCATATCTAACAAAGCAGGAAAAAGCTAAAACTGTTTTAGATAACATTGCTTCAATGTTGAGAGGCTCCGCCATATGGGACGGGACTTATTATACGATGCTGATGGATATGCCGTCAGATCCCATAGCATTAATTACCAACGCCAATGTTGTAGATGGGAAATTCACAAGGAATTCAACACCAAATAACGAGCGATATAACGCTGTTATAGTGTCCTGGGTTGACCCGAACAACGGCTGGGAAACTTCCAAAGAGTATGTTGCTGACGATGTGTCCATTGCTAATGATGGGTATAAAGAAACAACTATCGAGGCATTCGGTTGCACTAGCAGGGGGCAGGCTTATAGAACAGGCAAGTGGTTACTTGAGACATCGCTAAGAGAGACAAGCAAAATCTCATTCTCTATGGCAAGAGAAGCCATAGCTTTTATGCCGGGCGACATTGTACAGATAGCTGATAACAACCACATTGGTTCACGAATTGGCGGCAGGGTTGTATCGCAAAATAAAAAAGTTATTACTGTTGATTCTAATATTGAGATTGACGAGTTATCGTTAACTTTTTCCATGATAGGATCGAATGGAAAGCCAGCTCAATACGACATTGACTTCATTGACGGAAATAGAATTCATCTAATAACAGAGCCTACTTTCTTTAAAGAGAACTCCCCATTTATTGTTTCTGCAAAAAATTTAAGGCCAAAGCTATACCGCATAACTAGCGTCAAAGAAGAAGAAAATAATAATCTATATAAAATATCTGCAACAGAACACAACCCAAACAAACAAGCGATAGTTGATGATGGGGTGGTTTTTGAGAAGCCTATAGATACACTTAATGGCTATCGCGCCCCTTCTATTGAGCGATTGCGCGTTGTTAACGTGAATAGTTCCACAGTACAAACAACAGTTTCTTGGGAGTCCTCGACAACAACAAAAGGTCTTTCATTTGAGATTCGTGTGTATAGCAACAACGGCAACGTTGTGTTTGAAGATGAAACAGACCTATTTAGCTATAACTTCTTCGGATTAAATGCTGGAAATTATTTTGTCGGTGTTAGGGCTAAAATAATTAATGGGATGAAGGGCGCAGAATCTCAAATTGAAATGAATATAGGCGCACCACCAAAACCTACTCATATTCAAATAGACTCAATGCACTTTGCACTAAAAGCGACGCCCCACATCGCGACCGATAACTCGATAAACACTCAATTTGAATTCTGGGGTAGCGAACAAAAAGTTGGTAATGCCAATGATATCGAGATAAAGGCTACGAGGCTCGGACGTGGTACCTTCTGGATAAAAGATGGACTTAAAGAGGGGCAGGAATATTGGTTTTATATTCGCTCTATAAATCCGTTTGGAGTTTCTGATTTTATTGAAGCAACTGGCAAGCCAGATAACATTATCAGCGATGTGATTAATGAGCTGGGCGACACCTTCCTCACCAACGAAGCTGGAAAGCAAATGCAGGAGCAAATCAACTTTAGCAAAGACGCGATTGCAGAGCTTGAGTTGGACACGATTGATGTGAAGCAGAAAGTTGTCAGCATTGATAGAGATGTTGAAGCTGTCAACGAAGCGGTGATGATGAACACTCAGTTCACGACGGAAGTTCATTTCAGCTTGAAAGAAGAGGTTGCTGATAGAAAAGCTGAGATATTCCGCATTGAGCAAGTGCAAGTCACTGACAGAGAAGCGGCGGCGCGCTGGCAAGAGCAAATCACCGCAAAAGTCGATTATAACGCATCTGAAATCCTGAATATTAAGGATGCTCAGTCGAGTTATGAGAAAGCAACAGCGCAGCAAATCAGTCAAGTGAAAGCTGATGTCGATGGTGTTAAATCACGCGTCACAACAGTCGAAACAGCAACCGCCGATTTAAAGCAATCGCAAGCGAAGTTTGAACAATCAACTACAGCTGAATTCGGCGAGATGCGCGGCTATATCACGCACTTTGAGACGTCATTGTCAAATGTGGAGCTTGCAGTTTCAGAAGCGATTATGCAGACGACAGCTCAAGTGAATCAGCACAGCTCTGAGTTGCTACAGTCGAAAGCAGAAGTTAAGCGTATCGCGAATGCAACAGCGACGAACGAGAAAGCAACGGCTGAGCTAGCAGAGAGCGTGAAAGCGCAATTTGAAGAGGCGCAAGCTGAATTTGTTGATGTACGTAAGTCAATCGCAGAGAAAGACAAAGCGCAATCAGAGCGTACAGAGCAAGTGCGCGCAGAGCTGAAAAAAGATATTGATAAAACTAACAAAGAATTATCAGATATCAGCGCCGCAGTGACAACTAACACAAAGGCTATCGCTGAGACTGATAAGACATTGACGGAGCTTCAGCAAGTATCTTCTTCACGCTTTGATAGCAATGAAGCGACGATAGCGAACCTTCAAAACACGCAGTCTAACATCGAATCATCGCAAGCTGAAACGACGTTACAGCTCGCAGCACAGCAAAATGAGCAAGGGTCTGAGCTTTTACGTGCTAAAGCCTCTATTCGTGAGACCAACAAAATTATTGTTGATAACGATAAAGCTTATGCGCAGAAGTTCACGCAGCTTGATTCACAATTTGAACAAGTGAATGCCCGTTTTACACGCGTTGAAAGCACCCTTGCGGATGCACAGCAATCTATCACGGAAACGAAAGAGCAGCTGTATAGCGAAATCAATTCTGTCGATAGAAAAGTGACCGCTGTTGACCAAAAAGTTGACCAAACAAAGGCTACTCTCGAAGGTGCTATTGCTGAATCCAATCATACCCTTTCGGCGAAAGTGGAAGCCGCGCAAGATACCGCCAATACGGCAAAATCAAATGCAGCGGACGCCAAGCAAGATATTGATAGATACAAAAATAGTAATGACCAGCGCATGTTGCTTGCAGAGACGCAAATTACGGCTAACAAGCAAGCGATTGCGAACGAGCAAGAAACCCGTGGCAGTCAGATTAACAAAATTAATTCTGAACTTGGTGGCTTAAATGCGGCATTTGAAGCGCAAGCCAAGACCTATGTTGACCAAAAAGGCAATGCATCTTCTATCTTTGGTATCAAGAATGCCGTTGTTGTGAATGGCCAATATTATGAAGCGCAGATGATTTTAGGTGCAGAAGTCAAAAACGGCCAAGTCGTCACGCAAATTGGTTTCAGTGCTGATACGTTTGGTATCTTTAACCCTGTAAGTGGCAAGCTAGAACCCGTGTTTTTCGTTGAAGACGGACAAGTTTTTATCAATGAAGCGTTTATTAATCAAGCGACGATTGAAAAACTGTTAGTTGGTTCGACTATCAAATCCAAAAACTGGGATCCTGCAACTAAAAAGGGTCTTATGCTGGATTTTGAAAAAGGGAAGCTGATTGCAAATGACGCTGAAATAACCGGTAAGATTTATGCAACTGATGGCGAGTTTAACGGGACGGTTTATATTGAAAAGTTAATTGGAGATGTAAGCAACACATACATTATTACCCCAGGGGCAACGGTCATTATTGAACCAGAAAAATATGACCGGATTATAATTTGCCCATCAATAAGCATTGCACGTGAATCATCAACAAGGCGACTTTACAATATGTTTGTTGCATTGCAAAAAAACGGAGTTGAATTTGTTAGGGCAAATCTTGGTGTGGATTTTAAGGTTGGCTTGACTGATTCTGAACACACTATTTTTACTGCAACCCCAGGAATATCATGCGGGAGTGTAATTATAAAAGCCAATGAAAGAGCAAGCATTAAATACGTCGCCAGCGATAATAGCAATTTAATACTCAACAAAACAACGCTCATTGTTATTAAAAAGTAAATCAACAACGAGACCGCTATTAAGCGGTTTTTTTGTATCTAAATTTCGGAGAATATTATGTATAACGCAGGAGCAGTCACAACGACAGCGAACAGCACAAAATTAATTGGCACAGGTACTAAGTGGAAAGATAACAACTCGCGAGTATCCGCAGAGCAGGTTATTTTAATTCAAAATGGCGCAACGATTTATATCAACAGCATTGCGTCTATTCAGAGCAACACAGAGATAACACTGAGTTTTCCTGTGCCTGCATCGGTGAGCAACGCACCGTATCAAATACTGACAACGATGGTGAATTCCGTTTCAGATGCTACAAACAAAATTGTCTCAATGAACGTTGCGAATGTGCAGTTCAGCGATATCTTAAATCGATGGGCTACAGAAAGCGGTACAATTACAGTGACGTTGCCAGACGGCACAACACAGCAACTGAGAACGGCGAAAGAAATGGATAAGCAGCTTGATGGGAAGTTTGATAAAGCGGGTGGAACTATCTCTGGTGATGTGACTTTCAGTAAGAACGCAATCAAATCGACTAAAGGGACGCATGTCTTGCCTGACAAATACGGCACGCTAATGCAAGTTGGTGATTATGGGATAGGAGGCTCTATGAATGGTAGCTACCTAGGGAGTGTCGAAAATTTTGAAAAAAATAAAGTTGGTATTTTTAATGCATCACACAACGTCGAAGGAATGACAGAGCTTGGCATAACGGATTTTTACGGTTCATGTATTGTTACTAAATACAATAATTCAATAAACAATCAGGTATTATTGTTGGGGAACTTCGGCAAAGATTGGTTGCAACTTGTAAGAAAGGGCGGAAGCGATGCTAGAGTAGAACGATGTATCTTTTATAGTGATAAAAACACAACCAAAGACTCCAACGGCAACTTAAAAGCAGCATCGCCAATTGTGAAATTATTTGCTGATCACATTGAGCTTAACGAAGAGTCAGAAGGCGTTGAAATGGAGCACCTTGGTATAGGCCATTACCTCATTAAAGGTGTTGTAGGCTTTAATGCAGATGGTGCATGGGGGATCGATAACGGCTTTGTCATCCCTCAAGACCATAACGGTAAAAACATGGTGCTTATTGATTACAAGGTGAGACCTGATGGTGATATTGAAGTTTTTGTTTTCCATCAACAGAACGCTGACCTACCGGAGCGTTTTCAGAACAAGCGCATTAAGTACATAGATAAAGACGGCAACCCTGTTTACTACGAAAACTATGAGCCGTGTGACGTTCCTGAATCGCGCTGGATAGATATGCGTGTCGAAATGCCAGTGAATTCCATCTACAACCTCAAGCAAGCAGAAGCCGAGCGATTGGCGAAAGAAGAGGCGGAGAGGCAAGCGGAGGAGGAGCAGAAAAGTGAAATTAATATAAAAAGAGAATAATATAGTGCGATAAATTATAAGAAAGTTTCTTCAATGTATTGAAAATTGTTTCAGTTAAAGGTAAAGGTTATATCAAGAGCTTCATTTCGAGATGTTAATTACACTAAAGGGGCACAATATGAAGAGCACTAACTCAATTTCTAAATTAGTGGGATTTCACCTTAAGAAGCTAAGAATACAGAGTGGGCTAACAGCATTTCAGCTAGCTAAACAAGCTGGAATTAAAAGTGAACAGCAATTATATCGTTACGAGAGGGGGATTAATAGGATTGGTATTGATGAATTAATTTCTTCATTACAAGTGTTAGATATTGATATTGGGGAATTTTTTGAACTAATAACTAAAGAAAGTTTAGTTGAAAATGAATTAACAGATATTGATAAGGAAAAACAGTATTTGGATACCCAGATAATAATTACCTCTTCCTCCCATGCTAATTAATCTACTCAAATTGGAATGAGCCAACAGCTTGAGTTGGCTCGTTTAATTTATTTGTCAAAATATTCTATATCTTCCGTTTGTTTTCCTTCGGGGAGCCAGCTATCATCTTCCCAAATCTCTTGCAGCACTTCTTCGATGTAGTCTTTTTTTTCATTCTTTTTTAGCCCATCAATATTTAGGCTAGTATGAGCTCCCCAGCCAATATCCACATTTAATTCAGGGTGTTTATTTTTTAATCTCTTCTCAACTTGAGCTTGAAGTGCTTGAAAGGTGCCGATAGGGAGCTTCCCTTTCATGTTGAGGTCAAGTCTTATTTTGATATTAACCATAAATGCTCCTTCATAGGTGTAAGGTGATAAACATCTTGCGTACAAAACACTGTTGTTTTATACAGTAAAATGCAATGTAATTTCAATAGGAGCAGAAAAATAGAACACACGATTGAGTTGGGCTTTTAATATCTTTTAGGGGCTGTCCTAGATAAGGTTTAAATTTTACCTTTAACTATCTGTTTTAGCATAGTTAATTGTTGTTTTGCACTAGGTGTGTTAAATCGCCATTCACACTCTTTTAAATACAGCTCAAAATGAGCCTTCGGAATACCGTTAAATTTACGCATGTGACGCTTCGCTTGGTTCCAAAAATTCTCTATGCCATTGATGTGATTTTGCCGGTCTTTTTTGTCGACAAACTGGGTGCTGTGATTGATCCTGTAATGCTTAAAATCGCTCACATCCAGTACGTCATAACTGGCAAAATTATCTGTGTAGACGATGCTGTCAGGGTAAATTTTTGACTCAATTATTGGCAGTAATGTCCGCGATTTAGCATCGGGTATGACCTTGGTATAAACCTTGCCACCACGCTTGAGAAGCCCGAAAACAGGCACTTTTCCAGCTGCCCCTCTACCGCGCTGACCTTTACGACGCCCCCCAAAATAACTTTCGTCCAATTCAATCTCGCCATCAAACCAAGTGTGCTTATCAACGTGCTCAGCTATCAGCACTCTGAGGCGATGGAAATAGTAAGCGGCTGTGTTTCTGTGGACACCAACTAACTCTGCGGCAATACGGGCTGTGGAGCCAGCAATAAACAGCTCAAGTAACCGTGCTTGTTTATACTGACTGAGTCTACTTTTTCTCAT